GCCGATGATGGCGCCAACGCGGTCGAGATCAGCAATGCGCGCTGGAACAGTCCCGCAGATGCCAGCGGCGTGGCCGAGCTGCTGATCTGGAAAGCCAACTGATCACAAGCCACATCACCAGAACCAACCTTACAAGGAACCAACATGCAAAAAGTGATGAACCCCCGTGCCCTGCGTGCCGTGGCTTACCTGAACGCCCTGGCAATCGCTGCGGGCGCCAGCCACGCACGAACTGGTGACATCCAGACCTTCGACAACAACACGCTGCCCTTCATGCCGCTCGACAAGATCGGCAACATGCGCGGCAAGACCCTGGACCACGCCTTCAAGACCCACGACGGCCTCGCCACCCGTGGCGTCAAAACGGTGGACTCCACCGGCGCCTTCCTGGTGGGTGAGCTGGAGCGCCTGGACCAGACCATCCACCTGCCGCTGGCCTCGGTGACCTGGGGTCGCGACATCGATGTGCGCGAGGACGTGAGCCTTGCGGATGAGATGTCCAGTTTCACGCTGACGACCTTCGGCTCCGCCGGTGGTCAAGGCACGGGCCAGGGCATCCGCAACGGCAAGGCGTGGATCGGCAAGGCGTCGAACCAGATCACGGGCGTGGGCGTGGATACGGGCAAGATCCCGAACCCGCTGACGCCCTGGGGCACGGAGATCAAGTTCTCCATCCTCGAACTGGAGTCGGCGGCCAAGATGGGCCGACCCATCGACGACCAGAAGATCGAGGGCATGCGCCTGAAGCATCAGATGGACATCGACGAGCAGGTCTACGTGGGCGATGGCGTGCTGAACGTGGGGGGCCTGGTGAATCACACGCTGGTCACCAACGTCTCCAACGTCCCCAACGGCGCCGGTGGCTCCTCGCTCTGGGTCAACAAGACCCCGGACGAAATCCTGGCTGACGTGAACGCGATCATCACCACGACCTGGGCTGCCAGTGCCTGGGCCGTGATGCCCGATCGCCTGCTGCTGCCGCCCGGCCAGTTCGGCTACATCAGCACGGCCAAAGTCAGCAACGCCGGCAACATGTCCATCCTGCGCTACATCCTGGAGAACAACGTCCTCAAGGCCAGCGGCAAGGGCGAGCTGACGATCGCCCCGGTCAAGTGGCTGCAGGGCGCGGGCGCCGGTGGTACCATCGGCACGGTGGGCGTGGACCGCATGGTCATCTACACCAAGCAGAAGAACTACGTGCGCTTCCCGATGACCCCCATCCAGCGCACGCCGGTCCAGTACGACTCGATCTTCCACAAGTTCACGTACTACTGCCGCCTGGGCGTCACCGAGCTGGTGTACCCCGAGACCATGGGCTACCGCGACGGCATCTGATCGCGGCTTCGTGACCCAAGCACATCAGGAATCAACATGAGCAAAGCAAGCAACCCCGCGCGTCGGCATCAACTGAACCCCCAGGCGTCCGGTGACCCCATCGCCCAAGGTGCCCAAGCCTCGTCCGCAGGTCCGCGAAAGGCCGCTGACGTTGCCAAGGCAGCCAAGGCCGAGGGCCAAGATGTCGTCCAGGTGCTGGTGCCCAGGACCTTCCGGTTGACGGCAGATGACCGCGTCGAAACGGAGTACAAGGAGGGCGTCTGCCAGATGCCAGCCGCGCACTTCGAGCATCCCTACGTGAAAGCCAACGGCGTCAAGCTCCATCGGGGCGAGTGACGTCAAGGAGGACCAGCAATGAGCACCGCTGATTTGACCAGCCAAGCCTTCCGCAAGGCTTTCCCTGAGTTCATTGACCCCAATTGCTACCCAGAGCACGAATACGCGTTCTGGGCGTCCCTGGGGCTGAAACTGATGAACCAGTGCCGGTGGGGCGATTTGCTCGCTGAGGGCCTCTTCCTTTTCATCGCCCACAACCTTTCCCTGGAGTTCAACGCTAAACGCCAAGCGGCGAAAGGCCAACAGCCAGGACAGGTCGTGGGGCCCACGACCAGTGCCAGCGTCGATAAGGTCAGTTATAGCCGAGACGCTAGTTCCGCCATGGATCCCAAGAATGGGCACTGGAACCTGACCATCTACGGCCTGCGGTACAAGTGGCTGGTCAACATGGTGGGCGCTGGGCCCGTGCACGTTGGTCCAGCCCACCCGGGCCAATCCATGACGGCATGGCCCGGCGTGATGACGGGCCCGTGGTGAAGCCAACATGAAGCCGAAGAACCTCGTTATCCGCGGTCCTGGAGCAAAGGCCATGGTGGCGAATCTCCGCGCACTAGCTTCTAAGGAAGTTCTGGTGGGGTACCCAGCGGAAAGCGCAGCGCGGGATCCCGTGGATGGTAAAGCCACGAACTTGACCAACGCAGCCATCGGTTACATCAACGAGAACGGGGATCCAGATTTGAACATCCCCGCACGGCCGCACTTGGGGCCCGGCATTGCGAAGAACCTGGAGGGCATCGAGGCGCGCTTGCAAAAAGCCGCGCGGGCCGCCACGAAGGCCCCGGGGAGCAATCAGGCTGACCAGTTGCTTCATGAGGTCGGAGCCTATGCACAAGCCGCCGTGCGCAAAGAAATCATGGATGGCCTAGAGCCCCCGCTTGCTGATGCGACGCTAAGAGCTAGGGCCAACAGGGTGAACAAGAAAAGTCGTGCTGCTAAGGCAGCGCGCCATGAGTTGAATGCCCGCTCCCAGGGCTACACGCTCGACGGTATGGTCAAACCTCTGATTGATAGCGGCCAGCTACGGAACGCCATCAATTACGTGATACGCAATAAGTCAGAAAGGAGCCAGTGATGCCGGAATTGGACGTCAGTGATGTGCTGGACGACCCTATGTTTGAAGACGAGATAGATGTCGTCCGCAGGCCAGAGACCTTGATTAATGGCCGCACTCAGGTAGGCGAGGTCTGGCATTACGGAGTCAGCGCCGTCATCACGCAGCAAGACCCGGCCTCCATCATGCGGCGCGAAGACGGGGTGACCGTGCCACGCCGCATCTTCATCGCCACCCGCTTTCGCCTTCGCGGTGCTAGCGCTGGTTATCAACCTGATGCTATCCACTGGAACGGGACCGTTTACTATGTGGAAGAGGTGCTGCCATACACGCGCTATGGCTCTGGTTTCGTGGAGGTCATTGCTTCCAGCCAAAGCCAGCCAGATCAACCAACGCGATAAGGGAGGGAACAATGCCACCTGACTCCACCGTCCAGGGCTATCTCGCCCCCGTTTCCGTTTTGCCCATCAACGACAGGCCACTGGAAGACGTCTTTGGTGATGCGATAGCCGGCATCACGGGCCTCGACCGGGACAGCGCTGTGCGTCCCAGGCTCCAACCCCAACCATCCAATCTGCCAGACCAGGAATTCAATTGGTGTGCTTTTGGCGTCAGCATTCAGAACCAAGACACCTTTGCTTATGTGCGCCAGACGGCCGCCTTGGAGGGCGGCGAAATGCAAGTGGAGCGAGATGAGATGCTTGACATCTTCATCAGCTTCTACGGAGCGCAGAGCAGCCAGTACATGAGCCGTTGGCGCGAAGGACTGGCCGTACCACAGAATCGGGAGATTCTGTGGCTGCAAGGAATCAAGTTGGTGGGCATCGGCCAGCCCACTCAAATACCATCTTTGCTGAAGGATCGCTACGTGCGGCGTATCGACCTGACAGTCCAATTCACGCGCCGCGTGGTCGTGCGCTATGCCGTGCGTGATATCGCATCGGCCAGTGGCGGCATTCACACTGACACTGGCCGGATTCCGCCGGTGCCCATCATCGTCAATCCCCCCAACTGAGGGCTTTCTACCATGTCCAAACTCCCAGTCTCTCGCATTGTTCGCGTCAGCGTGAACATGACCCCCGCAGGGGCCCAGGCGCAATCGCTGAGCGATTTGCTCATCCTTGGCACCAGCCCAGTCATCGACCCCAGTGAGCGTATGCGGCTATTCAGTGACAGCGCTGAAGTCGCCGCGCAGTTCGGCACCGACAGTGATGAGTACAAATCTGCGCTGCTTTGGTTCCAGCAAGTGCCCCAGCCGCGCCAAGTCTACGTGGGCCGTTGGGTCAATACGGCCATTGGAGGTGGCCTGCGGGGCGCCCCGCTTTCTGCCAGTCAGCGTGATATCAGCAACTTCACCGGCATCGCCACTGGAGCTTTCCGCTACAGCAAGGATGGGGCAGCTCTGACCGCGGCTTCTGGTCTGAACTTCACGGGAGCCACCAACCTGAATGCCGTGGCGGCGATCATTCAAGCGGCCATGCCTGGCGTCACAGTGATGTGGAACGCAGCGCTGGCCCGTTTTGAATTCACCAGCCAGACGACGGGGGACACCTCTTCCATCTCCTTCCTCCAAGCACCTTCGAGTGGCACGGATATCTCGCAACTCCTGGGTGGTCGGGTCAATGACAGTGGGGCCTACATCTTCCAAGGGCAAGCGGCCGAAGACATCGAAACCTGTTTGCTGGATTTTGATGACCGCTTCGGGCAACAGTGGTACGCAGTGGTGGTGCCAGCGGCCACCAAGGACGAGCAGGTGTTGGCGGCCGGCGTTATCGAGGCCTCCATCAACAAGCACGTGCTTGCCTGCACCACGCAAGAAGCGGGGGCTTTGGTGGCTGTCGTCACCAATGACTTGGCCTCCCAGCTCCAAGCGCTTGGTTACCGCCGCACCATGACGCAGTACAGCGCGACCAACCCATACGCCGCAGTCTCGGCTTTGGCGCGCATCCTGACCACCAACTACACGGCCGCCAATACCGTCATCACGCTCAAGTTCAAACTGGAACCCGGGGTGGTGGCGGAGACGCTTTCTTCCAGCCAAGCAACGGTGTTGGAAAACAAGAACTGCAACGTCTTCGTCAACTACAACAATGACACTGCCATCCTCCAGGAAGGGGTGATGGCGAATGGCTCGTTTGTTGACGAGATCATGGGCACGGACTGGCTGGCGGTGACGATCCAGCGCGATGTCTACAACTTGCTGTACACCAGCCTGACCAAGATCCCGCAGACGGATGATGGCCAGAACCTGCTGATGACGGCAGTCGAAGCGGTCTGTGCGCAGGGCGTGGTGAATGGGCTGCTGGCTCCGGGTATCTGGAATAGCGGTGGCTTCGGCCAGCTCAAACAAGGAGACTTTCTGCCCAAAGGCTACTACATCTACAGCCCCAGCTTCAACCTCCAGGCCCCAGCCGATCGTGCTGCGCGCCGCTCCATGCCCATCCAGGTCGCCGCCAAACTGGCAGGCGCAATCCACTTCGCTGACGTGCTCGTCAACGTCAACCAGTAACCAAAAGGAGAACCCATCATGGCAGGCCATGTTTACAGCTTCCTCGACGTCAAGGCCGGCATCGTCGGCCCTGGCGGTGCGTTTTCCCTTGGCAGTGGCGCCGGTGCGGCTGAAGAGGGCATCACCATTCAGTACCTGGACCCCGTCAACAACATGCAGATCGGCGCCGATGGCAAGGGCCAGCACAGCTTGAGTGCGAACAAGAGCGCTCAAATCACCGTGCGGCTGCTGAAGACCAGCCCGGTGAATGCGCTGCTTGCCACCATGCTGGCCTTCCAGCGGGCCAGCGCCAGCGCTCACGGCCAAAACACGCTGCTCATCACTGACGTGGCTCGCGGTGACGTGACGACCGCCACGCAGTGCGCTTTCAACAAATGGCCTGACCTGAATTACCAGAAGGTGGCAGGCATCAACGAGTGGGTGTTTGATTGCGTGGCAGTTGACAGCGTGCTCGGCGGCTAATAGCTTGGTGACGGACCCTAAGGAGAAAAAGCATGAAGCAAGACCACAAAATCTTGGATGAACCCATCGACGGCAACATCTACCGCATTGCCCGCCTGAATGCCATGGACCAGTTCCATGTCACGCGCAGGCTGATGCCCATGCTCGCAGCCATGGGCATCAGCGCCGCCCAGATCAAGAGCTTTGGTCAAGGCCAAGTCAAGGCGGACGAGCTGATGGCTTTGGTGGGCCCCGCGATTGGCACGATGGCGGCCATGGACAACGACACGGCCACCTTCATCATCAACACCTGTCTTGGTGCTTGCGAGCGCCAAGTGGGGGAGCGCTTTGCCCCCGTGATGACCAATGGCCGGTTCATGTACGAGGACATCGACATGGTGGTCATGCTTCAGCTCACGTTTGAGGTCTGTCGGTTTAACTTCGCGGGTTTTTCGCGGGGATTGAGCGGGCTGACCTCCTTGCTCAATCCCTGAGTAGTCATGAGGTTCCTGGGGGCGTCACGCTGCTCACTATGGTCGGCAAGGAGGATTGGCTGTTTCGCCCAGTCCTTGCCGGGCATATCCGAGCAGAGAGTTTGTGGGATGGCACGATTGATTTGGCAATCATCGCCATCCTCAATGAAGCCATGGACGTGGAAGCGGAGAACCAGCACCGCGTAAGAAAGGCACTTGAAAATGGCTGACCAGAGCGCGATCTTGCGGGAATACCTGGTTGCCCTGGGCTTCGTCGTTGATGAGTCTGGGGCGAAAAAGGTGGACGGCACCATCACTAAGATGGATAAGCGGGTGACCAACCTCGCTAAGGGCATCATTGGGGTGGCAGCGGCGACCCAGGCTATGGTGACCGCCTTTGCCTACCAGATGGAGAAGCTGTATTACAGCAGCCAGCGCGCGGAAGCAAGTGCGGATAAGCTGGCTTCTGTTGACTACGCGTGGCGCCAGTTAGGGGGCGCTGGGGGCGCCATGAAGGGCGCCATTGAAGGCATGGCCTCGGCACTGCGCCAGAACCCCGGCCTCGTTGCCATGCTGGAGAACTTGGGCATCCGCACGCAAGGCCGCGACCGTGTGGAGGTCATGAATGACTTCCTGCGTACGCTGAAGGCCATGCCTCCCTATATCGCTGCTCAATATGCCAAGATGTTCGGCATTGACGAGTCCACGCTTAGGACGCTGACTGAGAACCTTGACCAGTTTGAGGCTTTCCAGAAACAACGCTCGGACATGGCGAAAGAGCTGGGCGTGGATATGAAGGAAGCATCCGAAGCTGGCAAGGTTTACGCTCAGACGCTGAGGGAGATGTGGGAGCGCGTGGGCATCTTGAGTGATGCGCTGTCCATCAAGTTGCTTCCCGCCTTTCAAGAAACGGCAACCATCATCAACATGGTGCTTGGTGATTTGACCAAGCTCGTGGTTCAGTTCAAAAGCTGGGATGACCTTTGGTCAAGGTTTAAGGAAGGCATTACTGGTAACGTGGGTGGCGGCGTGCAACTAAGCGCCGATGCCAAAGCACGCCTCGCAGCGGCGGGTATTGAAGTCAAGGAGCCGCATAAACCGAAGAACTGGTGGCAGCGCATGATGGATGCCAAGAACGAGGTGTTCGGGAAGAAGGCCCCAGCCGCCGCACCACCGCCTCCACAAGTGCCGGCAATCCCCACCAGCGCGCCTGCTAGCCTGGAAGAGAAACAGGCTTACCTTGCATCACTGGAACAGAAGTACGGGCTGCCCCCAGGTTGGCTTGATCGCGTATGGAAGAAAGAAAGCAACCGCGGTGACCCCCGCTTCATGCGTTCCAAGGTTGGCGCTAAGGGGCACTTTCAGTTCATGGATCCAACGGCTCGCCAATACGGCCTTGACAATCCTGATGACTTCCAAAGCAGCGCAGATGCTGCTGGTCGCTATTACCGCGATTTGGGTCGCCGCTATAAAGGCGATTGGACCAAAGCCGCCGCCGCCTACAACTGGGGCATGGGCAACGTGGAGCGCAAAGGTTTGGGGGCCATGCCGGCGGAGACCAGGGGTTACGTTGATGCCGTGGCGGGCCCCACGATTTACCAGAACAACCCGATCACCATCAGCGGAGTCTCAGATCCAGAAAAGGCTGGGCAGTTCGCCGCAGATGCCCAGAAACGGGCGAACGCCGATCTGATTCGTGATCTGAAACCATCAGTGAGGTAAGAGCATGGCATCAGGCTTTGCACAAGCTGCGTTGCAGTACGGCTACTCCGCCATCATCCCGAAGGTGGAGCGCCGCTTTGGGGAAATCAAAGACTACATCACGATGGAGGAACTGCAAACAGACGAACTCGAAATCACGCAGCACCCTATTGAGCAAGGTGCGGCCATCACTGACCACGCCTTCAAACGCCCATCCCAATTGCGCGTGCGCATTGCTTGGTCCAACAGCCCTAATAACGGCGGTTTGTTGGGGGGCATCAAGGGGCTGTTCAACACAGGATCCATCCTCGTCTCCAACATCCTGGGGGAAGACACCAACCAGGTCAAGGCCATTTATCAGAAGCTCCGCAATGCCCAAGATGCGCGCGAACCCATGGAAGTCTTCACGGGTAAATTCGTCTACCGCGACATGCTCATCAAGAGCTTGGTTGCCACGACGGACCAGCGCACGGAAAACATCCTCGATGTGACCATCGAGTTCATGCAAATTTTGCGCGTGACGACCCAAATCGCCACCATCCAGCGGGTGCCACCTGAAAACCAGAAGGACGCCCCCGCCACCCAGGCCCCCACTGATACTGGCAGCAAAGCGCTCAAGCCCACGAACAACGTGGATAGTAACGCTATGGCCGAGTTTGCTGCTCCATAAGAAAGGCACCACTATGGCCTTCTATGAAGTCCCACTGACGGCCCAGCCCCAGCGCTTCCAAATCACGCTGGAGGGCATCAACTACGAATGCTTGCTCTATTGGAACGTGCCCACTCAAACCTGGACACTGGACATTTTCCAAGAGGATCAGACGCCACTGTTGACGGCGATCCCCATCATCACGGGGACGGATCTGCTGGGCCAACACAAGCACCTCGGCATCAGGGGTAACTTACTGGTCCAGGTGGATGGCAATGCATACGCATTGCCAACTTACGAAAACCTGGGCACCGATGCTCGTTTGATTTTCGAGACGATCGATGAGTGAATTCCAGTACCTGCGTAAAGCGCAGCTGTTGGTGGCAAATGAAGAAGAGACACTTGACCTCAGCAATCTCCGAATTCAGTTCTCCATCAAGGCCGCTGACGTTGAGAGCCCAACCAATGCTTGGTTCCGCGTCTACAACCTCAGCGAAGCCACGATTGCCCGCATTCGCAAGGAGTACAGCCGCGTGATCTTGGAGGCGGGCTACGGTGACAATAGTGGAGTCATCTTCGATGGCACCATCAAACAGTTCCGCATAGGCCGCGAGCCTTCTTCTGGTACTACGTTCTTCGATCTGCTCGCAGCGGATGGCGATATCGCGTACAACAATGCAGTTTGCAGTCGCACTTTGGCCGCTGGTTCTACCATTAAGGAGCGGGTGGATGCTGCCATCGCTCCCATGCGCCAATATGGTGTCCAGGGGCAGCAAGTTTTTCTGCCTGAAACTGGTGGCGTGTTACCCAGGGGCAAAGTGCTGTTTGGGATGTCGCGGGCCTTTTTACGCAACGAAGCCCAGACTTGGGGGGCTTCCTGGAGCATTCAGAACGGCATCGTTCAGATCATTCCCAAGGAGGGCTACCTACCCACTCAGGTCGTGGTGCTGAACGGACAGACTGGCCTTATCGGACGCCCCGAACAAACTGTAGACGGAATCCGGGCACGATGCTTGATTAATCCCAAGATCAAAGTTGGCGGCCGCGTCCAGATCGACAATGACGCTATCAACCAGACTCTGCGTCAGGACCCCAACTCGGCCCCAGTCCCGTACAACCAGTGGGCGGGACTTCAGCTGCTCGCCAACATTGCGGCTGATGGCATTTACAGGGTTTACGTCATCGAATACGACGGTGACACGCGGGGCCAAGAATGGTACGCCGACCTCACCTTGCTCGCCATCGATTCGACTACGCAAAAGGTTTTGATTGAATAGGAGAGCAGAAGATGGCTTTGGATCGACGTGAGCTGACGGGGGATCCCGTTACTGCATTTTTGGCGGCACTCGAGGGCAATCAGGCTGGTATTTGGACTGCACTTCCAGCCCAAGTGCTCAGCTTTAATCCTGTGGTCCGCACGGCCGAGCTTCAGGTGACCGTTCAGGCCCAGGTGCTGAGCCCACAAGGCACCATGAGCTGGGTAAGCTTGCCGCCACTGGTGGATTGCCCGGTGGTCTACCCAGGAGGCAAGGACCTCTACCTGACTTTCCCACTTGTGCCAGGGGATGAAGTGCTGGTGCTTTTCGCCTCCAGGTGCATTGACAATTGGTGGCAACAAGGCGGCGTTCAAACGCAGGCTGAGTTTCGCATGCACTCGCTCTCTGATGGTTTCTGTTTGCCGGGCCCCCGCTCGGTCCCGGTGGCCTCAGCTGCGGCCCCAGTGGCTATGGATGCCCTTGAAATTCGCAACAAAGAGGGTACGACCAAAATCCGGCTACTGGATAACGGCGACATTAAATTGATGACGCCTGGAGCTTTGGAAGCTGAGGCGGCAAACATCTCGGCGGTGGCTTCGGTGCAAGCCGAGATCACGGCCCCCATCATCAATCTCACTGGCAATGTGATCATTGAAGGCACGCTGACCGTTAATGGTCGAGACTTTATGACGCACGTGCATAGCGGCGTCACCGAAGGCTCCGAGAGCACTGGAGGCGTCGTATGAGATACAGGGAACAAACAGCAGAAGGGGATTACCAGTTCCTGGGAACCAGTCCCTTCCTGGCCAATTCGCCACAAACCGTGGCGCAAGCCATCCGTACAAGGCTGCGCTTGCGGGCGGGAGACTGGTTTCTCGACAACCGCCTGGTTTTCGATCTTGCTAAAGTGCTTGGCACTAACACCCAAGCCACCAGGGATGATGAAGTGAAACGGGTCATCACTGGCACCCCTGGCGTGCGAACCTTGCTCAGTTATGGCAGTGAAGTTTCAGCCGACCGCCGCTTCACAGTCACTGCCACCATCGACACCATCTACGGTCAGGTAACCATTACGGAGGCCCTTTAATGGCGACCCAATTCCCTTTGCCAACCATCGGACCCACCATCACCCCGGCCGGTATCACGGCCCCTTCCTACGCGGATATCTACCAATCCTTGCAAGCCAGCTTTCGCAGTATCTATGGCGCGGACGTCTACATTGACCCGGACAGCCAAGACGGTCAGATGCTGGCAATTTATGCCCAAGGCCAGTACGATGCAAATCAGATTTGCATCGCTGTTTTTAACAGCATGAGCCCGGCCAAGGCGGTGGGCGAGCAGCTTTCGAGCAACGTGAAGATTAACGGCATCGCACGTAAAGCTCCTACGCGCTCCAGCGTGACGCTGCGCATAGTAGGCGTCGTGGGTACCGTCATTGAAGATGGGGTGGCTTCGGATACCCTGAGCCAGCGCTGGGAGTTGCCTCCTAGCGTCTTGATCCCGCCTGCAGGAGAAATCCTGGTAACCGCTGTTGCGCAAACTGAAGGTGCAGTGGAGGCTCCGCCCAACACCATCACCCGTATTGCCACCCCGACCTTGGGCTGGCAGACAGTCAATAATCCGGGATCCGCCGTCCCAGGACTGCCCGTGGAAACCGACGCGGAGTTGCGCCTTCGCCAGACGCGTTCCACGACCAAGCAGGCGATTTCGGCGCTAGAAGCCATCGAAGCCGCGCTACTGGATCTGGATGGGGTCAGCCGCTGCAGGGTCTATGAGAACGATACCAACACCACCGATTCCAACGGCATCCCAGCGCACAACATCTCGGCCGTGCTTGAGGGCGGTACTCCTTCGGAGATTGCTCAGACAATCAAAGTGAAGAAGACGCCGGGTTGCGGCACCTATGGCACGACGACTGTGCCCATCACCGACCCCCTGGGGGATGTGATGAACATTAACTACTATCAAGCCGCTCCCCAACGCATCGTCATCGAGATTGAAATCGATCCCAAAGTCGGTTTCATTACTGCAACGGAGGCGCAGATCAAACAAGCGGTGGCGGACTACATCAACACGCAACTCAACATTGGCGTGAAGGTGGACCATGGGCGCCTTTTCTTGCCTGCTCAGCTCTACGGCCAGGGGGTTGAGTTTCAGACCTTTGAGGTCAACAGCATTGCCCTGGCTATTTTCGGGGGCACGCCCGGTCCGGCTGATGTGGCCATCGCCTTCAATCAGGTGGCGGCCAGTGATGTTGACGATATCACGATCACGGTGGCGCCATGATCACCCACGACCTCGATTACTACCGAGAGTTGGTGCCCAGCCAGAATTCAGCGCAGCCAAAATTCATGGCAGTGTTGGAAACGCTGCTGGAAGGACATGCTCGTATCCAAGAGGTGTCAGCAGATTGGGCGGTGCTTTTCAACCTGGATTCCGCCCTGGGCACCCAGCTTGACGTGCTGGGCGAGTGGGTGGGGATTTCTCGCTTGCTCCGAGTCCCAGTCATGGGGGTCTACTTCGAGTGGGATGGCACCGATTTGGTGGGCTGGGATGCTGGCATCTGGCAGGGAACTTTTGACCCTGACTCCGGTATCGTGGCCTTGAATGATGAAGATTACAGAAGGCTTATCCGCACCAAAATCCTCATCAATCACTGGGATGGCAGTCAGGAGCAGATGTTGGCGATCTGGAACCAGTTCCTACCTGACGGCCGCCCGGGGATCATCGTGGACAACCAGGACATGAGCATCAGCTTGGGTTTTGAAGGTGGTCCCCTGGTTGGTCTTCAACTGGCAGTCTTGTTGCTGGGCCTCCCCCTCATCAAACCTTCAGGTGTGCGAATCCTAGAAGTCTTTTCTGCTACAAACGACGAGCCACTACTTTTCTGGGATAGTGATCCTGGGTGGGACGTGGCTTATTGGTCCATCCTCATCGACGTCTAAGGAACATAAATGGCTGCTAACGAAATTCTTCGCTTCTGTCAGAACGACACCAGCACCAACTTGCTCACCCAGGCCGAGTATTTGGCGGACAGCCAACGCTTGATTGGTAACCAGCCGGGCCCAGCACGCTCCAAGTTGGTGAACAAGGTTTTGCGGCAATCCTCGCTGCTCGCCGCCGGCATTGCTGAGTGGGTCGCTGCCCTCCAGGCAACTGACGTCATCGACAGCTTGACGCCAGCACAAATCCAATCCATGTTTGATGATGCGTTCGCCTCGCGCTTTCAAGCATTGCTGACGGCGGCGCAGGTGCAACTGCCCGGCACTTTGATGATGTGGCCGGCTTCGACGCCACCCGCAGGCTGGCTCAAGCGCAATGGGGTGGCAATCAGCCGCACGACCTATGCTTCGTTGTTCGGCATCATCGGAACCACCTATGGCGTTGGTGATGGATCCACGACTTTCAACCTGCCTGATGACCGTGCCATCTTCGAGCGCGGTTGGGATGACAGTCGCGGGGTTGATGTGGGTCGCGTCTTCGGCAGCACCCAGAACTCCCAGAACTTGACCCACAACCACACTGGCAGCGTGAGCACGGCCAGCTTGACGGGCTCCTTTTCCCACAGGGAGAGCGGTCCCGTCGCTGCTAGCGGCATTGCTTCTCTCGGTGGCATCAGTACCCAGTTTGATGGTGGTGGTGCTTACTCTGGCTCCTCCACCATCAACATCGATGTGAGTCACGGCCACACGCTGACAATCAATTCAAGCGGTGGCGTCGAAGCCCGCCCATTTAACCGGGCTTACCTGCCCATCATCAAGACCTAAGGAGAAGGGGAATGACCCAAGAAGAGAAAGATCAAGCACTGGCCATTGCACTGGCAGATGCCCCCACGCTGTACCATTACGATTATCGTGGCGGCACTTGGCAGTACCTGGGGAGCAGCAAGGCAGATCATGATCCTGGGGAGTGGGAGATCAACGATCAACTGCAGTGGATGATTCCTTCCGGTGCCACGCTCCTGCCGCCTCTCATCTGCGCAGAAGACAGCATCGCGGTCTTCAATCAAGAAACTCAGGAGTGGCAAGTCGTCCTCAAAGATGTGCTCCAGGTGGTCGAAGAGGGACCACTGGATGTGACGCTCGGCCGCCAGATCACGCTGGTCTGTCAGCGAATTGATGCCGAGGTGGATGACTTCATCTACAGCGTGATTGGCAACCGCGCCCAGGAGTATCTCCAGGCGGAACAGGCGGCGTTGCTGTTCAAAGCCCACAACTACCCCGCGCTGGTCCCACAAACCATCTTGGCGGATGCCGAAGCCTTTGATCGCTCGCCCAAGGAAGCAGCGGAGGCTATCCTGGCTCAGGCAGACAAGTGGCGGGGCACCCAGATAGCCCTCCGCCAAATCCGCCTCAAGCACAAACAACGCGCTGGTCGCGCTGCGGACATCAACGAGCTGGCAATCGTGTTGCAGAGCTGGGCGGATTCCTTGAAAGACATTAAGGAGGGTCTGTGATGGACGTCATACTTGCTTTCTACCGCGCCGCCACTGGGCAAGAAACCTGGATCCAATTTCTCGGGGTTTGGGTGCTGATTGCTTACGCGCTTTGGGACCGGTACGTCTTGATCATGGCGCTCTACCGCGCGCACCTGAACAAGCACCTGCGCGGGCTGAACAAGAAGCTGGCGATTCCCAACGTCATCGTCGGTTTCCTGCTCGATGTGCTGGTCAATCTGACCTGGGCCAGTATCGTTTTCCGCGAGCTGCCCCGTGAATGGCTGGTTACCACCAGACTTCAGCGCCACATCCGCTCCCCCAAGCATTCCTGGCGCCGCGAGCGAGCAAAGTGGTGGTGCGAACAACTTGATCCACTGGATCCCACGGGCAAGCATTGCTAAGGAGTTCCGATGCCAAATATGGACATCGATGAGCAGGGCGGGCGCCTGTCAGAGTCTACGCTCATGGAGCTGGAGACTCTGATGGAGCAAGCCGCTGCGCGGGGAATCCGAGATGGGATACGCGCCGCGGTTCAAGACGATGATCTGATCGAGGCCTTTTGGGATAAAGGAGTTCAGGTCGCCAAACGACAAGCGAAGATGCAAGCGGGTTCGTTGCTGTTCGACAGCTTCACCGGCTTCTTTAGCGCTATTTGGAAGTACGCAGCCGTTGGCATGATCGCCTATCACCTCGGTGGCTGGGAATTGCTGACAACTCTCATCAAAGGCATCTTCATCAAAGGACCATCATGAAACTCAAACTGGTTGATGACGCCGGTCAGGTCTGGAAATACGGCACTGCCCAAGTGCAGTATCTGGTTCTGCTTTTGGGCAGCACCTGGGCCGCGCTCCCAGAAGAAATGCGCACTGGAGTGCTCCAGGCACTTGGGCTCACGCCGCTGCAGTTCTACCTCGTCAGCATCACCCTCCACAGCCTCGCAACCTATGCGGCCCGAGTTGTCGAAAAGAAGCCCGCGCCGCCTGCCGAGGAAGAGGGGGCTTCATGAAGTTTGCCATCACTGCTGGGCACAGCAACTCAGAACCTGGCAACATGGGTGGGGGCTTGCGCGAAGCCGATCTGATGGATGGGCTGGGGCACATCGTGGCGCTGAAGCTTAGGGCGTTGGGCCATGAAGTGCTTGAGGATGGCCCCAAAGGTGAAAACTGGCCTTTGGAGCGCGCCGCCCAGTTGGTGGCTCAAGTTGACCTCGCCGTCGAGCTGCACACCAATGCCGCTGCCTCGCAGTTCGCCAAAGGCGTTGAAGTCGTTGCCAGGGGTAAGCACAAGGCTCTGGCCCAAAGCCTTGCCCAGGCACTTGCTTCAACCATTGGCACTACGCTGCGGCAAGACGGCGGCTTTTATGAAGCAGAGAAACATCGCAAGGATCGTGGTTGGCGTGCCCAGGCCCTGTTCGTGAGGGCTGGTGGCTTGATCGTGGAGTGCTTTTTCCAGACCAACCCAACAGAACTGGCGATTTTCCAAACCAAGACTTGGTTGGTGGCAGAAGCCATTGCCCAAGCCCTCCACTCTGAAGCCAATAGTGGCTGATCTTTTCCTCAACTGAAAGGTACTTGACATGCAAACCGGAAAAAATGCGCAATTGGTCGCCGCTGCCGAACAGATGGCGGCTGCCCTGGGCGTGAATCCCAAACAGATGGATGGCCTCATCCCAGTGGGCCGCTTTCGGGCAACGTGCCACGCAGTGGTGCCAAGCTTCATCAACGAATTTCGGAGCTTGCGTTCTGAAATGGAGCGCCGCCTGTCCAATAAGGACTACTCAGGCGCGCATTCGATCCGCATTCAGTTGGATCGCATGCCTCGTGAAATCGCCTGGGTCGATGACTACCTGAACCTCATGGTCACTGTCGGCAAGAACGACAACCTGGACAAGTGGCTGTCTGGCAGTGCCTACACGGCAGCCTGGTACCTGGGCCTCATCAGCTCGGTTTCCTATGGTGCCGGCGTGGTCGCTGCGGACACCATGGCCTCGCATGCCGGCTGGACGGAGTTCGTGGGCTACAGCAACGCCAACCGCCCCACCACGGCTTGGAGCGCGGCCGCCGCAGGCAGCAAGAGCTTGAGCAGCGGCGCCGTCTTCAACATCAACGCCGCTGGCACCGTCAAAGGCTCTTTCTTGGTGAGCAACAACACCAAGAACGGGACGACTGGCATCCTGGCAACTGGTGGCACCTTCGCTGGTGGTGACCAGCCAGTCGTGGATACCAACACGCTGACGGTCAACTACGCCATCACCCTGACCTGATCTCCACTCAACAAGGAAACACCATGAAACGCGACAGCAAAGTCACCCAGATCCTGCCCGCCCCCTTCACCGGCATCGTCACGGGTTTCAGCATCGACAACAACACCGGCGAGAAGCTGGTGCATGTGCAAGCAGAAGATGGCTCCGCTCGCTTCTTCAAGGAAGATGAGTTGAAAGAGGTCCAGGGCGCCGAAGAAGACCCCGCGTAAATCACATCACTGGAGGAAACCGCCATGCCCATGCCGGAAATCGTCATTTATCTGCGCGCTGATCAGTCACCCCCGGCTTCACCGCCTGAACCTGGGAACCTGACCGTCCCGCAGCTGGATGCCAACCCTACCAACCTGAAGGCCGCAGCTGACTATTTGGAAGCGAACAAATTGAACACCAGCGCCGTTGCCCTGGTGACTGATACGCTCACGACACTGCTTGGTTCTGATCAGTTGGTTATCCGCAGGGCTGGCGTCTTCTACCTCACCACAATGGCCGCCATCGCCGCCTACGTAGGCGGCGCGCCGGTGGAAACCCCACCGGCTCCTTTCGCTCCCAGTGACTTTAGCGTGCTTGGGGGCGCTGGGAGTATTGGCATCAACATCACGGCCCTCCCAGATGACGGTGGCAGTGCCATCACGCTGTTGGAGTACCGCCTTGATGGTGGCGCCCCAGTGGCTCTTTCTGGTTTGGGCACGGGCCTGCGCACGATCACGTCCGTGCCTGCTGGCACCTATGCAGTCCAAGTGCGAGCAAGTAACGCCATTGGCGCCGGTGAATGGAGTGCTGCGGAAGAGGCGGTGGTTACGGAAGCGCCGGCGGGCAAGCTGAATATCGTCAACATGACGCCATTCACGTCAAACCCATACGGCACTGAAGTCTCGCTGACGATCCCTGCTGTTGGTGTTGGAAATAGCCTCATCATCGCGGCCATAAACATTACCCCGGATACCAGGGTGGATGGCGGCACCACTGACGCTGCTTTGGCCACGCTGTTTAGCAATTACTCGCACTTCCTGCACTTGCCCAACATCACGGATGGGCGCACCTCCATCACGTTGAGAACTTTTGACGGGGTTGGCGATCCAGCCGCCACTGTGACGGATTGCGTTGTTATCGAAGTGGATGCAGAAAGCGTTGCTGCTGCGACCACCGTGGATGGAAACTTCGGCAGCACTGGCGCTGCAGTTAGTCAGGCATTCACCGGCACGATTGCCAACGCGTTCGGGTTGGCCTCCGTTTCCCTCTCCAACCCGACCATCATGAGCGGCGGGGATGGGTGGGTGCCTGTGGACGCAATCACGTCTCTCTGGAGCCCCTTTGGCTACAACGAAGACCTTGGGGCGGCTGGCGCAGAGAACGCGGCCTTTACCTTGGCGGAATCTCGCCTGTACGGCATCGTAGCCTTTGCTTACGCAAGAGGAGCTTGATGTGACGTTTCTTCGGTTCAGCACGAATGATGATGAGCCAGGGCTCATTTTCTTGAATGATGGCGTTGGCTCCGTGACTCTCGGTGCTCCGATTCCACCACCAGCTGGGCTATCTCCTGCCTGGTTGGTGGAGTATGTGGATACTGCGGGGGCACGCCAACGAATCGCCGTTAACAATAACGGAACAACTGCCATCACGATTCGGCAGTACGCCAACATCACCGTGGATGGCCGGGCCTCGCGCTCCACTGCGGTTAACTGCGATCTGGCATGGGGAGCCGCCCAACTCATGGGTTTTGGCATGGACTATGGGGAAGCGCTGGGTGGGGTTTGGCCCACCTCCGGCAACAGTCGGGACTTCAACATTGGCCCGCCCATTTTCTCCCGCTGCTACACTAGGGTTGGGGCCTGTACGGCAATGCTGTACATTCGTGACCCAGAAGGGCGCGAATCCGCCATCCCTCTGACCATCAACGTGCTGCCCTTGGGTTCCATCACGGATATCAGTGCTGGTGGTTCCTGGCCGTCCTGGGTGGATGGTGGGGTCTATGGGTTAGTGGCTGGTGACTACAATTCCAGGGGTCCTATCAGTCTCCCAGGTCGCTACGGTATTCGCATTGTCAAGCTAGGTGGTGGGGCAGATCCAGTTGTTGGGCAATTTCGGCCAGAATCTCGCGGCCTGAGCCATGGGTCTGTTATCACGAGCCGTTCCAAAGATAACGTGCTGGTCAATATCGACTATGCAAAATTCGCAGAGGGCCCGGTCGGTACGGACTACTGTGGGAGCTATGGTGGTCGCTGCCGGCATTACGGCGATGGGGAGTTGATGCCCAAGGGCTACCTTTGGGACAATGCCGGCATCGTAGAGGCGAATCCAATCAATGCGGCGAACGTGCGGCATAGCCGCGGTGCCTTTGTCGTTGCGAGTGGTATCGTCGGGGGTTCAACCGAGGGCTTGACGGAGTATTGCCTGATCGGAGGTGGGCGCTCCATGAATTTCGCTGGAACCACCTTTGCCAGGACCACGGGCACCACGGGTGGGAATCCGATGCGCACCTACATGGATAGCACGGTGCTGCGGGATACCCAAATCTACTCCACAACCCCCACTTTCGGACTTGTCAAGGGCTCGCTCTACTCCTGCATCTATCAAGCCGAGCCTACGCTGCCGTGGCCCGAGGATGATAGCTGGGGGGACTACAACCTCAGCCGCTCCTTGTACTTGGCTAACGGCGTTTCTGGTATTGGTGCCTGGACCCCTGGCCCCAGCTACTTCTGGATCTGTGACAACCGGTTCGGTGGTCCTGGTAACTACGATTCAGCAACGTACGTCGGCGGGTGGAACCCACAGAACGCTCTCATCCCAACAAACGGGCTTGCTGGGCCTTGGACGGTTGACAGTTCCTATGAAAGTGGGGAGATTGGTGGTTGGGAGCGCAACCGGTTGCTTTACAACACGGGTGGATCAATAACCACGGGCGGCAGACACCTTAGCCAGCGGGACAACCTCCAACTGTCTGGGGCCCCAGTCAACTCCGAATTTAACAGCAATTGGCCCAGGATTCACCCAAATTTCCGAGGTCCCTACATCACCACGCCCAGACCTGTCCACTCAGTTTTGGCAGCACGGCTGTGATGCCAACCACCACCTATAAACGGAAGGAAGCAAGATGAGCGGGTACGCACCAACTGGTTACGCACCGCTAGGCTATGCGCCGGATAACGAGACGGGACCAGGGCAGACGGAGACGGTGGCAGCATCGGAGCTGATGTCTGCTGTGCTGGGGATCGTAACAGCCCGCAACGAATCGGTTACCCCAGCGGAAACCACGACCGGCTCTCTGACTGGTTTCATCATGGCCCAGTTGGAGAGCCAGGCCACGGCGGAAGAGATCACTGGTTTGCTCTCTGCCGTTCGGATTCTCGCTGATTCCGCAGAACCAACAGACAGCCCAGCTTCCACCATCAGCTACGCCAGGAATCAAGGCGAGGCTGCGGTGCCTGCTGACAGTCGAACTCACTCTCTAGCCGCTAGTAAGCAACAATCAGAGGCATCAGGTGCGGCGGAATTAACCAGTGCGTGGATTGCTGGTAGTGCTGTGATGCTGGAGATCGTGGTTCCTTCAGATGCCCCAGCTCGCACCCTGGGAGCTTCGCGCACTCAGAGTGAAATTGCGACGGCAACTGACAGCCAAACGAAGACCCTCAGCGTCATCAATGCCGTTGTTGAAGCGGTAGCAGCCCTTGATCTCGCCAACTCCAACAACGGCACGGTTCTGGTTCAAGCGGAAAATGCGGCAGTGATGGAAGTCACGCTTAGGGCCCTATCAGCCCTCGGAATCAGCTTTGAATCCGTTGCTGTGGTGGATCAGCAAAGCCTTGACCTGCGGGTTTTTTCTGACCAATTTGAGACCAACCACACTAGTGATGTTTCTGTTGCTGGTGGGGATGTGCTCTTGGTGGCCTTCCAGAACGAGGTGGGTTTCGTGACGGATCTCACCCGGGTTTTACGTAACCAGGCAGATCCCAGCGGCTGTTTCGTTGTGAAGAAGAAGCCCAAAAAGTACAAGGTTTCCAGTAAACCCAAATGTTAAGGAGCGTGCATGAATTGCTGCAGCAACAACTCAGCTTTCCCAAGCAAGCCAGCAGCTGACGCGGTCACTCTGAGCTTTGACTTCAGTGGGGACCTTGAACCTGATGACCCCATTGATGAGATAACCAGCGTCATCGTTACGATGTTGGCTGGGGTGGATCCCAACCCTGGGGCTATCCTTAGCGGCACGCCTTCCATCTCGATTGATGGTTTCTCCGTGCTAGTGCCAACCGAAAATGGTCTGCCCGGCAACACGTACTTAGTTTCCGTGTTGGTCAAGTCGGCTGAGCGACCCGCGGTTTCCCTCTCTGGTTACCTACCGGTGCACTGACGTGAGCATGCTAAAAATCGGCCTTTGGGTTGCCATTCTGATTGCCTTCTCATGGCTTTACAGTAGCCGCGCCGCTGCAATCGCAGACGCGGCGAAAGCCCGCTCTGACTACGCTAACTATCGCGCCGAAGTCAATGCCAAAGCTTTGGAGCGAGCAGAAGAGCAGAATCGGGATGCCATCATCCGCCAACGCAATAACGAAAGGATTGCCAATGCTGACCTCCTACGCGCCGAGGCTACGCGCAAGCGCATCGCTGCTAGTGATCGGGCTGCTGCAAGCCTGCGCGACGTCATCGCAGAACTGGAGCGTCGCGCAGTGCCCGAGGATCCCAATGCCCGCGCCTACGCTGATGAAGCCAGTACCGCCCGAAGTCTCCTCGAACGATGCAGCGGCCGATATCAGTGGGTGGACGGAGAAGCTAAAAAACTTGGAGACCAAGTAACCGGTTTGCAGGAGTTCATAGTGAACGTCTGCAAAGCCGGTGTGGCATCAGAGCAAACTTCGCCGAGCGCATCCGGCGCTCTGAATCAGCCCCCGCCAGACAAACCCGCCACTGGCGTAAGTTTGCCCTGAACTCGCGTAGAAAGTCTTGGTCTTGGAATCATACCAAGCCTTCGTTTTGTGACCATCGGCCATCACTTCGTAGAAACCACACACCCAGGGGAGCTGTTCATCTGGGCTGAACCACTGGGTGTGTGCCAGCTCTGAGTAAACCCCATCAATCACGTGCCCAGGGAAAACGCCAATCACTGAGCGCTCCATCTCCTTGGCCTCCTTGCGGGGCCCTTCCTCCACCAGCCTTGCGCGCTGGCGCGGGGGATCGAACATTTCCTTTTGCATTCCTTTTCTCCTTCTTCACCGGACGTTCCGGCTCGTCACTAATAACCCATGATGGGACCAACTTGAATCGCACCGCGTGATCTTTCAGCTCCTGGGCCGCCCTCCAGATGCGGGCCGGCGCGCACGTGCTCATCTGCCCATGGCCTAGCTCGTTGATGCACCAGATTTCGTCTGGGGCATCGCGCGTCAGGAATTCGCGGATGGTCAGCACGCCACCCGAATAATGCCAGCGTGGGGCATCCATCACCATCAGTTCGCAGCCCTGGGGCCGTGTCCAGAAATGGGCCCAGCGCGGGAGGCCAGAAGGCCACATGCGGTTCATGGGATAAATCATCACCTGGATGGCGCCAAGCTCCAGGCTCTCCGCGCACTTGACTAGCATGCGCAGCCTGCGCACCATCCAGTTCATCTGTTCGTTGCTGGGCGCCTTGCTTATTGGCGCCACGATCACGACGCGGTAAGGATCCTTATTCACTTGAAGCCCTTGCGCTTGTTGTTCTGATCGCATGCCCACTTGTGGGCGAGATACCACAGCCGATCGATTGTTCTCTGGGAGTCATCCGATAGCCTTGGAGGCATATAGCAAACCCTCCAAAACCCACCTTGTATGAAGATATGCGGCCGCCTGAGATACGGGTTGTAGGCGAACCAAGTACGTAAAACGCTGCCTTCCGTGGGCTTGTGGGCTGAGGAGGGGATGAGGCGATTTGCCATGGCTAGATATACCTCAGTTCTGATCGATCCGAGAGCCGTCATGGTCCTTGATGATAGTCGCCGTGCCAGCGAAGCCCCCGAAGCTGTGGGCCGTGTGGTCGATCACCCAGATTTGCCGCTGCTCGGTCCTGGCACGGCGCTCCAGGCACTTTAGGAGATCCCGCACGCCTTCCGGGCTTAGGCCCTTGGTGGGCTCGTCCCAGACCTCGAGTGGGAAGCGCACTCCCATGCGGGTGCGTATCAGATTGGCAAGCCCCATGTTGCCGGCGAGGCGAAGCCGTTGTTGCTCGCCACCACTCCAGCTCTCCCAACGCACAGGCTTGCTATTGGCCGGGCTCAGCACCGTCACGGAAAACCCGCGTTGGATGCTTCCGCCCTTGGTTTCGCGGTCAACATCAAAGCGCAGATCCCAGTCTTCCAGCCCCAGCTCGGCCAAGGAGCTATTGACTTCAACTTCCAGCTCCGTCAGTGCTTCCGCGATCTGCTGCAGCCTGATGTCCTTGAAGCCCCTTATCCACATCGCATAGAGCGATTGGCGCTCGTTGGCCTTGTCCAGCCCTTGGCGGGCCGCGGAAAGTGCTTCCTGGTGGATCCTGGTGCGTTCTTGGGCATCTTCCTGCAGGGCTCTGAATGGGTTGACCTCCTCTTCCAGGCGCTTCACTTGGCTTTCCAGGTCATCAAGCCGATGATTTGCCCGGTCGATTTCTGCCTGCAGGTTGCGGGCACGGAGAATCAGGCTATCAAGCTCAACCTCGCACTGCTCGCAGGCTTCGTCCGCGTCTTCCCATTCGCGGCTAAGCGCCACCAGCTCCTTGCGATTTTCTTCCATCTTTAGCCTTAGCTTTTCACTCCGTTCGGTTTGTTCCAGCACAGTGGCCTCAAAGGCGTGGATGATGTGGTGAGCGTCTTTGTGCCCTTCTATAGCCAAACCACATGTGGGGCAGCTTTCCCCCTGCTCGATGCGCTCGAGTTGCGTCACTGCGTGCTCTAGAACAGGAAGGAGGACGCTCAGTTCCTCCTTCTGATCGGCGAGCATAGATTCTCCACCACGCACTTTGCGCTTCAGTTCATCGCGCTTCTCAATGCGGCTCTTCAATCGTTCGTGCCAATCTTCCTGTTTGGTCTTTAGCTCCTTCAGCTTGCCGCGGTCGGCGACGATGCCGCTGTTGATGAAGTCGAAGTCAGTCATCAAGGCCCCCAACTTGCTGCGCCGCTGATTTTCAAACTGGTGGATCTCGGCGCCGTAATCCCGGATCTCTTCAGTCTTGCCTTCAAGGCGGGCTAGTTCTGCCTCCAGGCGCCGGCATTCGTTATCTGCGCGACCGGCCAGGGTCGAAGCGTTGGCGCTGTAATCCAGCCACCTGTCCAGGCCCAGCACCTGTCCGAACAGGCTTGCCTGGGCCTCGCGTTTCATGTCTAGGAACATGGGCTCGCCCTGGGCCATCATCACGCACTGTTGGAAGACTGGGGCGGTGGTGCCGATGTCTTCAAGGAAGGGATTGGCACCCCCCTTGGTCAAATCGATCTTGTCCTGGTATTCTGGGCTATCAACGTTCATCGTCCAGGTGATAGGGCCCCAGGTGCGGGTCACTTTGATCCAATGGTCTTCTTGATAGGCGTATTCCAGATCGACGGATGCGCCTTTGCCATTGCTCCAGTTAGCAATATCACCAGCTTTG